TGAGATGCGGGTATATAGTCTTAACTATGTAGTATTCTCACTATGTACCACGAAAAAGTGTACTTGGGGGCTATGATATGAGATGTAGGCTTATAGTCTTTCCGCCCTACGGGTCTGTTATGTTGTCAAGACTCCATTATCAAAAGTATTAAGTACTGACCCCTGCTCTCACAAATTGTAGAACCGTAGAGATAGTGAAGATACAGGAGGAAAAAAAATATGGATTGGTTAAAAAATATGTTATATTGGGGAATTATCACATACAAAAGTGGTACGCAAGAAGCAATTGTGGCAACATCAGAAGAAGCATATCATGCCTATGAGATATACTACGAAGGAAGTAGAGTATCACAGCCTAATTATGGCTACTTAGATTGCATGAGAGACTTCGATGATGATATGTTATCAGAAGTTAATTATGATGCAGAAAGAGCAGAAGCAGAAAAAGAAGCATTTCGTCAAAAACAATTGCACAAAGAAAGAGTTGGAATAAAAAATATGACTTCCGAAGAAAAGGTTGATTATTTATTAGAATCTTTTGATTTATAAATCTCGATCGATATATATAAATTACGTAAAACACCGGCCTCTATACGGGGTCGGTGTCAAAATTAATATTTGGATTTGGATTTGGATTTTGTTTTCTTTTTTTATTTTTAACACGTGTTAATATATATGTATAAACAACAGAAAATGCTTAATCAATATGTTTATATACTGACTACTACTCCGAGATAATGTAGAGATACAGGAGGAAAACATGGCAAGACACAGAGCAAATGTAAATTATACAAAATACTGTTATAGAAATATATGTACTGATTATGGCGAACATTATAATACTAGTTATCATAAAATTAGTCATGATGGTAATGTTATTAGTTGTCAAATAATTATAGTTGATGATACAGAAGTTTTGATTAAACCTTACAGAAAAATATTTGAGATTTAATTAAATCTTGACGGAATTACGCAAAACACTGGCCTCTATATGGGGTCAGTGGAAAATCATATTTGGATTTTGGATTTTGACCGTCTTTCTTTTTTTATTATCAACACGTGTTAATAAACATTTGGATTTGGATTCTAATACGGTTTTTTGTTTTTCTTAATATAAGTAATAATAATATATAGAAGTTTGATAGTTATTTATAAAAAATGATCATTATATAAATATAGAATAAAAAAGAGCCAGTAAATGCCACTTCATAGCCTTTATATGTAGAGTAGGGGTCGCCTGTTTATATTGAAATAGGCGGAGGTGAAAAAACGGTATGACTGATGTAAAAAGGAAAATAAGTGAAGAAACTAAGGCAACACTTGAGTTGTGGAATCATATGATTCTTGGTAATAGAGGAACACATAGTAGTGAGGCTTGTATTAAATTGATTAAGGCTGCTTTAGATTGTGGTTTCTCTACTGCCACTATGGGTGGATATGTAACAGGTAGAAGAGTAGCATTAATGCACGACATTCTAAACGACCAAGATGCAATTGACATTATTGGCAGAGCATTACATTGGGGAGACTCTTTCGAGGCTGCTCTTGTAAAACTTGACCTAGAAGATTAAATTATTTATAAAAATGATCATTATATAAATTATTAATATTCAACAGAATTACGTAAAACTCTTGCCTCTAAATGGGGCAGGAGTCTAAACAAGATTTGGATTTGGATTTTAATTTTGCTTTCTTTTTTTGTTTATAACACGTGTTAATAATAAATAAATTAAAAAAGTGGCCGCCCCATGAGATGCCTGCCGGCATCCCATGAGGGGTTTATGTTTGGTTTAGGGTCATCACCATTGTCATACTCCATGTGTTATTTATTCTTGAAAACTTACTCTTCTTCTAGCAACTGTTCATGATACTCCAAATAACACCCCTTACACATATCACCAAACTCAGGTAGTGAGTAGTAGTAAGGTTGTCCGCATTGATATTGTTGACACATTCTCTCTTTAAGAGGGTGTATTTCAAATCTATCTGTCATAATTTATCATCTCCTTTATTATTATTATTTATCTTATTTAATTAAGAGAGAGGCGGTAGTGTTGCAGCACTACCCCCCCTCAATTTTACGTTGTGTCATTACTTACTTACTCATTTATTTCTCGCCTTTGACGATTACATCATGTATAAGTGTTATTTGACTAAGCAATTTATCTCTATTTCCTTTAATACCAAAGTATCTTTTAGCATCGGTTACTCTCCAATGCCTATGAGGTTTGATGCCTCTAGTCCATAGGGATAAATCTCTCTTAGAACATATCAGATTCCATACTGCTTGACCCATACTTGAGCCATTTACAGTAAGTATTTCTTCACCGTTTTCAAGTTTATATCCCTCTTCACCATATAGTTGCATGAAGGGAGATTCCCACATTTCATCAGTAAATTGACTTACAGTTGGGAACTTAAAAGGATGTTTTCTTACTATTTCTCTAAAATCTGATACTATCGTATTATCATTATCATTCATTAATTATCATCTCCTTTATTATAATTATTTATTTTGTTTAGTTAAGAGTGAGGCGGTAGGGTGCAAGTCTACCCCCCCACAATTTTATGTGTGTCCGTCTAGTACTACCTTATACTAAGGCAGTACCATTCCAAGTGTACCAATATCGAGCAATAGGCGAATAACCATCTGAACCCTTGTTAGTGTAGGTTGCTATTATTGTACCTACTTCTAAGGTGTAGTCCAAATAATACCAACCGCCACCGCCAAACATGGAGAAGTTATATCCTAATACTTCTTCACCGTTTGTTAGTTTCGCATTGATGTCATTCTTGCTCTTACCGTACACATATAACTTCATTGTCATATTTATTATCTCCTTTTAGTAATATTGTGTTTCTCTTGTTAAGATAAGAGAGAGGCGGCAGGTTGCCACCTGCCCCCCCTCAATTTTATGTTAGTCCGTCTTGTTAATTATTTACTCTAAGACTATTCTAAGTCTCTCTTCAATAACTAACTTATTGCACTCATCACAGCATCGGCCTTGTGCTAAGGGCTGAGCATTATTTCCTAATGTCCAACCGTATTTAGGCATGATGAAATGACCGCATAATATACATCTAATTATATTACCGTTATTCATATTATTACTTCCTTTTATTGTGCTGTATCTAGGGCGGGCTGCTACGCACTGCAAGCCTCTTCCCCCCCTAGATATTTACGTATTTCCGTCTCGGCTAACTTTAACAGTTAGCGTCAATAATCCATTCTGAATACTCATATTCAGGAGTGATTATGATTAACTTTAATTCATCTCTCATATTCATTTTATCCATCCAATTAAGTTATGTTTCGTTTTTCGGCTTGGGTCTGAAAGACCAGTGCCTAATTTATGGCTATCACCACAAATCTCGCTATCTATTGATAGCCCGCCTTCACAAATCCAGCCTCAACGCCCTTTCGGGTGTTGTCTCCTCGCACCGAGGGATATATGACCCTGAGCATCCTCCCTATTAAGGTTTTTGGTCTAGCATTTACTGGCTCATTTCGGTGCAAAAACTACACTAAGTAGCCAAAAGTATATATACCCCATACACCCACCCGCCTAGCATCACGGACAATTTTTTACAGTTTTTTTCAAAAAAAATGTTTATAACCTTTTGCGCCAATAGCGTACTCTCTTACCCATGACCTTTTTGTATTTATCTTCCATCGAGTCTGCTTGTTTAATTTTACGCATATACTTATGCACCCCGCAAGAATGCAATTGAGTCCATCGTGCAGGTACAACTTCGTTTACCTTCCACATAACTTCTTCGTTTGTTCTCCATTCGTCAAAATAGTCCGAGTCTGCTAACTCCTGCAAACGGTCTAAATATAATGTCTTTTTACTTTTTGGGCCAAATACTGTTCTCATAATCTTCTTCTCTCCATTACTCTTCCACCAACACCTGTATTAGACGGTCTGTTAATATTCGCTTTACCACCTAACCATTGTCCACCCGTCATAGTTTTCATAACTACGGGCATATCGGGAATCTTATATGTAAATTGGTCTATCGCGTGTGCGAAAGCCATTACTGTATCGTTGTGAACACCTAAGTCCACTATAACACCATCACGCCAAGCGTGAAGTCTTAATTCTTCTAGGATAATCTCAACCATCCTACGGGTTTCATCATTACCATAAGGAAATGCAATCATCTCTCTTTCAAACCAAACTCTAAGTCTGTTTAGCAATCCTTGTTTGAGTGTTCTGTTTCCTACCTTACTAGGTCTGTAATCTACTACCGCACCTTTTTGTGCAAGCAAACTTTCGTACATCTGTTGGAAACCAACATCCTCAACTGCTACTCCGCAGTTACCATAGCGTTTAGACCATTCAATTAACATATCCGCTTGCTTATCCGGTGGGAAGTCATTTCTTCTCCACATATTTACAAAATGAATAAATCCTTGTTCGTCTTGTCTAAGACATACCATTACGCTGTAATCTTTACCAAGACCATGTGCAGGGTCAAATCCTATAATGTATCTGTTGTTATCTAACCTATCAGTTTGTATAGTGTGTTCCATGATAAGATTCTTACGAATTAAGTTGTTAGGATATACCGAAGCGTCATCGTCAACAACCCTACATAGGTATTCCTGCGAAAACTCCAAGTCTCCTATTGCTTCTTTCTGTTCTAACAAAAACTTTACACTACGATACTCCGGCCAAAGTGCTTTAGGGTCAATATCCCCATCACTAGATTTCCATTCATCATAATTTACTATACTACTCCAAGTACCACTTTTCCAAGTCTTTTTACTTAACATTTCAGTATGGTACAAATCAGTCATAGACATAGGCGTACCAACCACGTAAAACGTACTTCCGGGCGATAACATAGGGGAAATTGCCTTCCTAAACCACTGTTGTAAAGTGTGAGGATTCATTTCATCAGAATCAACTAATACATCGTCAAATGCTACACAAGCCGGATGCTCACCACGAATTGCTGAACCTACCGATGTAGCCATTATCCAAGACCCATTGGTAAAGTACATTTCAGTTTTATTACCTCTCTTCGGGTCGAGATACCTAGACAATTGAGGATGTTGTTTCATGTCCTCCCTAATCTCTTGTAATCTTCTAATAGCAGTATCTTTACTCGCAGAAATCAACCAACAAGTAAAAGGCTTACCATTTGCCTTCTTTTCAAACAAACATTGATGTAATAGTTTTACCCTAAGAGTAGTAGACTTACTATGGTCGCGTGGTGCGATAATACAAACACGATGCACTTCTGCACCCTTTCTATCACCGTACATTTCCATCCATTCTCCTATATGGTCGCCCCAAGTATAACCTAACCATTGGTAGAAATACTTAATGTCTTTTCGACTTCGTTCCATAGAAAAATCTTGCATAAAACCCATAATATCACCTCGGATGTAAGTCTTTCTTTCCGCAGTAAGGACAGACACCTTCTACCGCCAAGTGCATTTGCATACGTGGGGCTTCCCAACCACACGACCAACACTTAGCAGAAGTCCATCTCATTCATGTACCACCGGAGCAAACAGGCTGCCAATTAGCCCTTCTTCTTTATCTATAATATATGCAGACAATCCTGCTTTAGCCATAACATATCCGTTGCGACTATGGTATCTATCTTCACCTGCAAGACTAGGAAGTTGTATAATTAAACACCCACCCGCTTCTCGCATTTGTTGATGATGTAGATGTCCATGAAACCAAAGTTTGTGAGACGTTTTACCCCACGCACTTCTTTCTTCGTGAGCCATCAAAGCATTTAGTTTATTCATAACTTTACCATCACCGTGAGTAAATCCAATCAGATTATTACCGTATGTAACATATTGTCTAATTTCGGGAGAAACTACAACATTTACATCCTCACAATCTTTGTAATAAGCGTCAAGGTACATCATTAACATAATACTTGTATGTCTATCGTGATTACCACCCATAAATATCAACTCAACATCAGAAACCGTTCTTAGTAAGTCAATGTGCTGTCTTGCTAAATCGCATCCTTCCATCAATATTTGTGCAGGTGTAGCAGCCATATCTTGTGCCGTACCCTTTGTAGTTGTACCTACATCATTATCTACATGAAACCAATCAGACCCAACACCAACGTAGAATCTCTCCGGCTTACTAGGTAGTCTCTTCAATAACTCTTCGGTCTTTGTCAAAACTCTATGTCGAGCCTCTTCTAAGTCATAACTTTGTCCGACTTCATCAACCCAACCATATTTACCAAAATGTAAGTCAGTTGGGGAAAGAACAACAGCAAAATCACCGTCATTTTTAGTCTTGGTACGCTTTACGGAAGCAGGTTTCCACTTTTGTGCTATTTCTAAGAAATCTTTTTTGACTGTCTCGTTAAAGTAGTTATATTTCATAGCATCTTTCTCGACTTGCCTCCATCTTTTGCCTTCTGCCTTCTTGATAATCTCAATTTTACGCATGGCTAGTATTTCCTCAACTAAATCGTCAACGGTGTTACCTTCTATCTCTTTATCCGTAAATGGTTGCATACCATGAGTCCATTTGTTAACTCTAACGTATTCACTTACCCAAGCAGGCGGCATTTCAAACTCTCTAGCCATTTCTTCGGTTGTTAAGTTGCCTCCCGCTTCGGAATACGC